CCTGCCGCAGTAGCTGCGATCCCTATGCTTGTTAAACCAGTAGCAATAGCTGTAAAAACTGCCATCTTACACTTTCCTTATGTATGCTGTCTCAGTAGGTTCGAAGCCTTTTCTTTTGAAGAGAACTCCTGCCTTACCGCCTAGTACGTTGTCTAGTTCTGACAGTCTGATGAAGTTACACCCTGCGTTAGTAGCCCACTCAACATATTCGTCTACTAATTTTAGGGCTGTCCTTCCTGTACGATGCTCAGGGTCAATCCAGAACATCAATTCCTGTGCGAAGATTAAGTCGTTAATAGGTATGTCAGACATAACAGCTATTAAAGCACCTACGACTTCATCATCATATGTAACAATCTTTACAAAACCTTGGTCAATTTCTATCAGCTGACTGACAAGACTGTTTACTTTGTTAGTATTAAATTTATTCCAAGCTGGGTGTGGGATTTCTTTACAGAATTGTTTAACAGCTAGGACAGTGTCTAATACATCGTTATGGGTTGCATCACGAATTATATATTCTGTCATTAGAACTTTGGATTTCTACCTTGAATAATACCCCACCCAACTAGGATGAAGTCTTTACCTTGTTCACTCTCGTAACGTAGACGCATGGAACGTCCATGACCACGAACTTTTACACGAGAGGTAATCATATCTTCTGGATAGTTATAGCTATCTAAGTCATTAGGATCAACGACAACAGGGTACTTCTTACGATAGATTTGTTGACCTGTACTGAAAGTATCCTTGAAGTCCCATGCACTTGACAGAAGGACTGAAGATGGACGTACTGCCTCGTACCCATCATTCTCGTTACCTGTGAAACCTGTTTCTGTTAGACGACAATAGGTGACAATATATGGGGCGTTCTTCTTGGTGACAAGGTCACCTATGAAGTCATAGCCTGTCTCAGCAAAGGATGTGTAGTTTGTGTCACCCCAGTCTAAGAAGTCAAGACCTGTAAAACCACCCATGGTAATTTTATTATCGGAGCCGTTACGGCAGATCAGGATAATAGCTGGGTCACCTGAGTTAAATGTAGATACTTGTTCTGAGACAATATCATCTTTAACAGTAGCTGTCTGTAGATTAGAGTAATAGCAAGTGGCAGGTAGAGTAGCCTGACCAGTACTTCCTTGAACAGTTTTGTATGTTATAGGAACTGAGAATGTTGTAGCTGTAGTTGCCGATACTGTCAAGTTTTGTTCGATACTTGATGTATCAACATCCAATAAAACAGCTAGTGCGTATATATCTTCAAAGTCTACTCTTACAGAATCGGATACTGACAAGGTATGAGAGGTGTCGGTTATCTCTAAAGTGCCATCAGCTGAACCTGCTACAGTTTTAAATGTTACAGCTGTAGCTGATGTAAGGGTGTGTTCACCTACATCATCAGAACCTGAATCAGACGTTACGTCAAGCTCAAGTGTCTTAGCACCGTAACCTGAGTAGAAAGCTAGACCGACAACAGCATCTGTACTTAATGCTTGATCTGAAACCTTCCAAGGAAAAAATGCTTGGAGAGGAATGTCAAGGATCAGGAAGTTGTTTAGCTTTGCCTCGACAGTCTCGTTAGCATCTGGATACGCCCAATATATACGTTTGTTTATACTGTCATAGACACCAGTTACTTTTAACTTAACATCTGCATCGATAGCATCCCAGAAGGACTGAATGGTAGGGATCGTTAAGTTCTGTTCTTGACCCTGACCTGATACTGAGTCAGCACCTAGAGTATGGATACCGAAACGTGACCACCAGAAGGGAACACCCTCAGCTGCAACGAATGTCTCAGGGTTTAGTATACCGATACGAGACACACGGTTGATTGAGTAGGCATCAGCTGTAAAGACACCATCTACACCTGTGATCTGCCAGATACCATTCTCAGCAAAGACAAAGAGAGAGTTCTGATAGGCGTAGAGTTTCTGAATCTTGACAGCATCTGGTATCTTGATCTCACCACCATCAGTTGCTAGGAGATCAGGGAAGTACTCAGAGGTAGGGTCATTAACTTGGTGACACTTACCCAAGTCAGATGTTGTCTCTACAAGTTTAGAGAACAGGATCGTACCTGCGTTCTTAGAACTTTCAAGACCTGAGTAGAACACACGACCTGAGAAAGATTCTACACAACGGAAACGAGTCGTTTCAATCTCGTTAGTAATACTGACAGAGAAGCCAGAACCTGATACAGCTGCTTGACGGTTCTTATTGAAGAAGTCTAGGATGTATCGTCCGTTACCTGACAAAGATGTACCAGCACCAATCTTCTTCCAACCTGCAACGTCAAACTCATCATCTGCTGTCTTACCTGAGAACCATGGGTGAGTAAGTGCTGGATACTGAGATTCAGTTGCGAAGTAGTACGTCAGGGATGAACCTGAACGACCATTGTTAGTATCAGCCCAGCCTGAGTTTAGACTGTCGTAGATACGAGCATCTGAGGCTGTACCTGTAGTTGTTTCATCAAAGTAATCTTCTGTGTCACCTTGGAAATCAAAGTCTCGTGTCTTGAAAGAAATCTGGTTGACAGTAAATGTCCCACCAGTTTCATCATACTCAATAAAGATAGTGTTGATTGCAGGTGAGGATACGACAAGAGTACCTTTGATGGATGCGAACTGACACTTGACAGTTTCAGCACCTGCAGAACCTGCTTGTTCATAAGATGCTAAGTTGACACTGTTAGTTTCAACTTGACCTGAGTAGGGTAGAGTACTCTTGTTGTAGAAATAAAGAGTAGCACCTTTTTGTACGACAAGGAACTCTAACTCAGCATTACCAGCTACGTTTGTCCAGTCACCTGTTGTGACAAGTTCACTGTCAGACAAAGTGAAGGATGACAAGATATTACCATCTTCATAGGCTACACCTAGTCTACGACGACGAGAGCCATCACGACGAAGATCGCAGTTTAGTTCATCTACAGAAGCACCTTCAGGAAACGTAAGTTCACCAGCCTCAGTAATGAGACCACGAACAAAGTTATTTACTGCCTTCTGACTTAGACTTTGCGTCATTTCGTTCTTTCTCTCGTTGGTCTGCGTACTCTTTGACCTGTTTAGTCTTAGACACAGGCTTGTTACGAAGATATCTTTCTAGGTCACGTTGGGCTGCAGGGATGCTTGTGTATCGTCCTGATAGCTCATGTGGAACTTGGCCTTTTTCGTATCTAATGACAAAGAAGATGTATCCACCAGTTTCCTTTTCGATAAACACTTTTGTTAAGAGTTTATCTGACTGACAGACACAGTATTGGTTTCCTGTATCGTGATCATATTCAATCATTAATTTCTTCCGTAGTGGTTACGAGTATTAGCACGTTTAGTTTTATACATGTCGTTCTGGACGTATGACTTTAGACGACGTGCTGCCTGTTCAACTTTAGGGTCTGATCCACCCTTGAAGAGTGAGAAACAAGTTGACTTAGCTTCAGCTAGAAGGTAAGGCATCATTGTATTGTCAAGGTCAATCAAGTGTCCGTCTGTCTGACTAAAGGTTGGATACGTTGCACCAAAAGCCCTGATCTTAGACTCTTGTAGTGTTGACTCTACAGATGCATCATAGGCATCCATGATGATGTGGTAGTCATCAAAGGATGTGTAGTAGGATGGTGCTTTATCATTAGAGACAAAGATATCAATGCTGCCACTTACAGTTTCTACAAGTAAACCATTCTCGTTCATATTGTCTAGGAATTGTTTTTGGTCTACGTAGTGAATCTCACGGAAGTCCTTAGCTGCTACAGTACCGATGTTATAATCAACACGTTCGATCTTCTTTGTGTTGTCAGGGTAACGGAAGTGAGTAGGACGTGCAGAGTCAGCTAATGCTGTCAATGACATAAGTTTCTTGTGTTCAGGGATGTCACGTGCAGCAATGATGTTATAGTATGTATCCTCAACTACAGATGCAATCTGTTGAGCTTCAACTGTATCTGAGATGCTGTCGACATCCTCTGAGTCCATATCGGAGAGGATAGACTGAACAACCTGTAGGAGTGTAGTTTTCATTATGAACGATCCAGTACTACTACGAAACGAAGTTTAGCTGTGTTAGTTGAAGCACCGTCACTTTCAATGGTGATAAAACTATCAGCTGTAACTGTGTTATTAGATGCTGGTGACAAAGTATCTACATCACCTGCAGCTGATCCTGATTGTGTAATTGTCAGAGTTCCCATGGAAGCACCAGCTGAGTTCTTTACAGTTACAGTTGAGTCAGATGAAGAGATAGCTGCTTCAAGAACTGTTATAACTTTAGACACAGTCCCTGCAAATGGAATAGGAACATATACAGTTTCTACTGAAGAAACATCCTCTAAATAACCCTCAAGGGACAATTCTATGAGAGTCTGTTTAGCTGTCCATGCTCCTGAACCTGAACCATCAGCTACATAAACATCACCAGACGTAGCTGTAGCTACACCTTTTGGTTCATGTAAGTAAGGATCAGTTAGAGTTGAGTGGTTTACATTTGCGATGGGTCTAGCCCCTCCTCTGGCATCTGTTAAAGATATTATAAACTAACAAATAACTTTTGTCAATAGAAAAGATGGCCCCCGAAAGGGCCACCCTTAATTTTGTTTAACCTTCAATGTATTCAAGCACTAGCTTGGCAACACCTGCAGTAAACGTACCAGTAACGACTGAAACAGATACATAAGCATCGTCAGAAGCAGAAATCACAGTACCGATATCTGCACCATCACATACGTGACCTGCGTTGATTTCGGCTAGTGTTGCTGCATCAACGATACCGTCTGCATCGATTGCACTACCTGCTGAGTCTACAAAACCAAGGTCAATGCTTGTACCACCAGCTAGAGTAGTAGTAGCAAACAAAGAAGCTGATTTCAAGAAAGACCCTGCTGGGATAAATGCATCTTCACCGTTGTTGAAATCAACAGCACCTGCAGTTGTATCGATAGAAACAACCATAGTTTTGATTTCTGGAACTGCATTTGTACCATTGTCAGCTGCAACACCAGCATCGCCGTTAGTTAGGATACGAAGTCCATCTGCGTTAGTGTAAGACATGAGTTACCCTCCTTAAACGTCTGTATCGGTTGCAACAACAACCATGTTTTCAGGACGGTACAATTTCACACCATAACGTGCAGTTGTTACGAACTCATGACGTTGGAAGTCTTTGTTGTATTCATAATCAACTTCAGGCATCTGACGCCATGCACCCACGAATGGGTTTACAATCTGTGATGCTGAGAAGAACAAGTTGGCTTTACCTGCAGATGACGAGAAGTCATTTGTAGTTGAACCATCACGTTCTGGTAGTGCTGAATCTGTAACGTCTTTCAGGAGGTTAGATGTGTAGACATCGAAAC